TAATAATATGAAGCACTCAGGAGTCTTATCATTCTTAGTCTTTGGCTGTGGATACTTAACAGGGATAGCATTAGTATTTGAGCCTGCTTTGTATCTTAAATTTGCAGGATGTTTAGCAATATCTTATTTTACTTTTTTATTAGTATCTGAAATAGAATCTAAACAATGAAAGCACAACTATCTTTATTAATACTATCTATACAATCAAAACTTTTGACTCTTATATCTATATGCTTTGCATTCTTTTTACCTATCTCAGGCATTCTAATAATGATTGGAGTATTAATATCTATTGATACTATCACTGGCATTTGGAAAGCTAATAAATTAGGAGATAAAATAACTAGCAGAAAGCTCTCATCTATAATTAGCAAGCTAGCACTTTATGAGATTACTGTGATTATGTTCTTTTTAATAGACAAATTCATACTAAATGATATCATTCTTACTTTTTTTAGTGTACCATTTATGCTCACTAAAATTGTAGCATTGGTCCTATCTAGTATTGAGGTGATGTCAATCAATGAGTCATACAAGCAAATCTACCATTTGGACCTATGGCAGTCAATGAAGCTATTATTTGCTAGAGCTAAGGAAGTTAAAGAGGACCTAAACAAATTGAAATGACTAGATGGGAACTTACATCTAAATATGGTACTGCTAATGTAACAGGTGCAGGCTACTTAGTAAAGATTAAGCTACCTTATCCAATGCGAATAGCTTGGGACTTAGACAGCTCAGTCAATACTATGATGTGCCATAAGCTAGTAGCTGATAATTTTACAGCTGTATTCAATGAGCTTTTAGCTACCTATGGATATGATAAGATAAAGGAGTTAGGGATTGATTTATTCGGTGGATGCTTTAACTATAGAAAAATGAGGGGAGGTACAGCACTATCCATGCACTCATGGGGGATTGCAATAGACTTAGATCCTGCTAGAAATCTACTCAAAGAATCATCAAAGACAGCAAGATTTGCAAGACCTGAGTATCAGAAGATGATAGATATTTTTTATAAGAATGGCTTTATATCTTTGGGAGTAGAGAAAAACTATGATTGGATGCACTTTGAAATAAAAGAATGATGAGATATTTAGCCATAATCTTACTACTTAGTTCCTGCTCTGCACAATACCATCTCAATAAGGCAATTAAGAAAGGATATACTTGTGAAGAGACAGGAGATACTATCAGGATCACTACTTTAGATTCTATCCCTGTTATTATTAATAATGATATAATATGGGAGAAGTTTATCACTACTAAAGATACTATCATAAAGTATAATACTGTCTATGTGCCTAAGACTAGACTAGATAAAAAAATAGAATATAGACTAAAAGTTAAAACTATCTACAAAGATAGGATAGTAGAGAAAGCTCAAGCTAAGGCTACTAGACCTAGAGCTAATGGCAATCTTAGTCTATTATTTGTAGGAGTAGGCATCGGCTTATTGCTATCATATCTCTTTAAATTTGCGAGAGAGAAATATTTGTTCTAAGTTTACACCACTTATGGTAAGAAAAAGACTGTTTTTTGACATTGAGACATCATTCAATGTTGGTATATTTTGGCGATCAGGATATAATCTTACAATCAATCCAGGTGACATCATTCATGAGAGAGCTATTATCTGCATCTGCTATAAATGGGAGTCAGAGGATGATGTACAGTTCCTTACTTGGGATAAAAAGCAATCAGATAAGGCAATGATTAAAGCATTCCTTAAAGTTATGGCTCAAGCTGATGAAATTGTGGCTCATAATGGGGATAGATTTGATCTCAAATGGTTGCGTACAAGAGCTGTATTACATGGACTTGATGTAATGCCCTCACCTAAGACTATAGACACGCTTAAATGGGCTAAAAGATACTTTAATTTCAATTCAAATAAATTAGATTACATAGCAAAATATCTTGGAGTAGGTCAGAAAATGGATACAGGAGGGTTAGACCTGTGGAAAGATATAGTTTTTAAGAAAGATCAGCAGGCTATGAATAAGATGGTAGACTATTGTAAAATGGATGTCACTGTACTAGAAGCTGTATTCAATAAACTCAATTCCTACACTACTCCATCTACTCATTATGCTGTAATGGATGGAGATGAGAAGTATTGCTGTCCTGAATGTAGTAACTATAATATCTATTATAATAAACAGGTAGTAACTGCAGGAGGTACTATCCATCATTGGATGAAATGTAAGGATTGCATAAAACATTATAAAATAAATAATAAAACTTACACAGAATTTTTGAAATTCAAATATAAACACTAACTTAGCACCGTTCCATAATGTGTAGAAAGCAGTTGTAAGCTCCCCAGCACGCAGCTGCTTTTTTTTTGTGACCTCACTATTAAGTAAAAATCACCCTCGTTAAGTGTTTAAGTGTACAAATTGCCCTTATGGATGGGTACAAATTGTACCTATCCTTATTTAGAATGAATATAAATTACACTTTTTTATTGCAGTTATAAAACTTTCTATTATCTTTGGCGTATAGTTATCAACAATTAAAACTTATACACATGGACAAAAAAGAACTAATGGAGATTATTTTACTAGAAGAGCAGCAGCTTTGGGCTGTAGCTCAAGATTTTGCAGAGCATCTAGGCAGTGAGCATGAAGCTACTGATAGAGCAATGTGCAGATGGAATACTATTTCTAACCTAATAACTAAGATCAATGAAAAAGCTAATTAAATACTTTACTCCTGTAGGAGCTGAACAGATAGCATTTGCTATAACTATGCTTACTGTTACAACTGTAATATTATCAATCTTATTTTTATTCACTTTTTTAGAGCTTGTATTATGAACTTTATAGACCTATACAAAAGAGACAATACTTATTGGTCAAATTGGAAAACTAAATACGATAGTGATGTATACATAGCAGGTACTATTGAGCCATTTACTTATAATGCATCAGAGACTGATGAGGGATACTTATCTCTATTTCCTTTAAGTGATGCAAATCTTAACCTACTTAAATCTAAGCTATATGACAAATAACATGATGACTCTCTTTCAACAATTAGATTGGTGGCAGAGACAAGATAGAGGAAGTTTTAACCTAGAGCTTTATATGCAGATTTGCAGAGCTAAACTACTTAGAGATGATAAATGAATTTACACAGCTAGCTATAGAGGTACAAACTGCCATAGCTAATGGTGATTACACTCACCAAAAATACCTGAAATTCAGAGAGTGGTACTTCAAGAATTATGAGGGTAGCAAAAGGAATGCTAACAGAGATTTTAAGATGTTTGATTTAATGTATGGCTTAGATGTGCCAATTAAAAATGATGACAATGAAGATATATAAAGTAGTATTCAAGACCTTTGACTATTGGGGAGGTCCTGTAAAGTTAGTCACTAGGATAGTGGAGGCTTATGATGCTGATCATGTTAAGCAGCTCATACAAAAGAATGATGATTTAATTATATTAATTGAGGAGGTATGAATGACATCATCAGAGAAAGGTATCCATTTGAGCCTACTAAAAAGATAGCAGATGATCTAGGTGTAACAGTTAAATCAGTATATGATAGAGCTAGTACTATGGGTATTAAAAAAGATCCTGAATATCTTAGGTCTACTCAATTCCCTCCAGGATATCTAGGTGGTAAAGCTACTCAATTTCAGAAAGGTCAAGTACCTCCCAACAAAGGACAAAAAATGTCCAAAGATGTGTATCAGAAAGTGGCTCACACTATGTTTAAGAAAGGCTCTAGACCTCATAATACTAAGCCATTTGGCACTATCAATCAAAGGAAAGATAAATCAGGTAAGATCTATCAGTATATTAAGATAGCAGATTCAAAGTGGCAGCTCCTCAATAGATATACTTGGGAGCAGTATCATGGACCAATACCTAAGGGATTAATAGTAGTATATAAAGATGGTAATTATCTAAATAATGATATTGACAATCTTATGTTACTAACTAAAAAAGAGAATATGGCTAGAAATACCATACAAAGATTGCCTAAAGAATTACAACAAGTGATGAGATTAAAATGTAAACTAATAAAAAAAATAAATAACAATGGCACACAACAAACTAAGTGATTTAAGAGATCACCTATTTATGGCTCTCGAAAGATTGAGCGATGAAACATTAACAACAGACCAGGTCAATGTAGAAGTAGATAAAGCTAAGGCTATCTCTCAGCTTGCAGGTACTCTTATTCAATCTGCTAAAGTAGAAATTGATTTCATTAATGCTACCGGTGTAATGGAATCTCAATCGGATCTATTTAAGTCAGTAACACAAAACAAATTATTATGAAACAAACAGCAGTAGTATGGTTATTTGTGCAAGGATGCTCTGAACAACTAAATTGGAAAAAAGATAGTAATGGCAAATTATTATTTGATAAAATAACAAGTGATATACTTGACCAAGCAAAAGCAATGGAGAAGGAGCAGATGCACTCTGAATATATGCGAGGGTGGAGAGATGGATTAACTAAACAAATAGAAAAATGAAAACAGCAGTACAAGAATTATTTAGCGATTTAGAAAAATTGCATCCACAATTATTTAATGTTTACACAACCGAAGGTAAGGAATTTATTAACCACTTTCATAAGTATTTGGCAGTGGAGAAAGAGCAGATAAAAGATGCTTGGATAAACTCATTAACTAAAGGCGATTATAATTCAGCAGATGAATACTACAATGAAACCTTTAAATCAGAATAAGATGAAAAAGACAGCAGTAGAATGGTTAGAAAAAGAATTAAATTACATTGAAGAAAATGCTTATACTTCATATATTGATTTAAAAATCAAACAAGCCAAAGGAATGGAGAAGGAGCAGATGAGATATTTTATTCAAGTAGGTTATTATGCACACTCACAAGGTCACAAAAAAGACGAAGAATTATACAATTATTGGATTGATAACTATAATAGAGAATAACATGACAGAACTAAAATTTTTAAAAGAACAAATCACAAAGTATCAACTAGCTACCAACTCTAGAAATAGATCGTATGTCTATAAGAGATACTATGTAATGTACAGGCTTAACAAGTGCAAGCTCTCACTTAGTGAAATCGGTAGGCTGATGAATAGACATCATGCTACTGTTATACATGGGATTAAAATGCACAGGAGATGGTCCAGGCAGCAGGATAAAGTATATCTGCATGAGATAGAGCCATTAGTACAAACTGCTATTCAGGATAATTATGAGGATAAGTACAAAGTCTCAGCAGTAGAGAATTTTAACTACATCAATGTAAAGATTCAGATGCCTTGGGATTATCATAAGGTCCATAAATTTAAAGAATATATGACAGCTAAAGAATTAGCAGAAATAATTTAAGCTCTTCGGAGCTTTTTTTGTGCTGTATAATTCCCTTACTGATATTGACTTGTAGAGAATTAGAACGAAAGTACAATTTCAACCCCTATACTCTATATATTATATATTTTTATTTACAATATATTTTTAATAAAAAAAAAATTTATTTTCATTTTGGGGGGTGAACAGTTTTTACAAAAAAAAAGTGTTTTTTCGTTCTAATCTTCTACAGCCCAATAACAATAGGAGTTTAGACAGCACAAATAATAGCACAAAACAGCACAAATAATTTATTTTTGCACTTTAGTATCATATATTAATTTTATTATTACATTTGTCCCATAACATAATCGCCATGATAAAAAACATTAGAGAGTATAAATCCCTGCAATTCCACCTGGCGGTTGTGTTAAGCAGGGACTCTCACTTTTTATTTATACTATGAAAGTAACTTTTTACAAATCAATTAAGGATGTAGCACCTTATCAGAATAAGGATGTAGGATTCTACTTAGATCGGATTAAGAATGGTAAGTCTGAGCAGTTATGTAAGGACCTAAGATTCTCTACTGATAAAGAGGAAAGAAAATCTATTAAGATGCAGCTGCCTGTTGTTACCTTTGGAGGTGATTTCAGTAAGAGAAATAATGCATCTCTAAGAAAGGCATCAGGATTACTAACTTTAGATTTTGATGAGGTGCAGGATATCCCTGCTCTGATTGTAGAACTGAAAGCTCACAAATCTATCTTTGCCTGTTGGACATCACCATCAGGCAATGGAGTAAAAGCTCTAGTTAAAATACCAATAGTACAGGATGATAAAGAATACAAAGAATATTTTAAGCAGATATCTGCAGTATTCAATGGAGTAGATGAATCAGGTAAGGATATTGCTAGAGCTTGCTTTGAATCTTATGATCCTGATATCTATGTTAATTTAGATGCTGAGAATTTTATAATTGACTATGATGTTATCCCATTTGAGACTAATGAGGTGGGTAGCATTACTAACATTAAGGTCCTAGATACTGATGAGATAGCTAATAAGCTGATGACTTGGTTTAAAAAGAAGTATAATTCACAAAATAGAAACTCCTCACTTTACAAATTAGCAGCAGCCTTTAATGATTTTGGAGTAGATAAAATGACCTGTCAGAATTATTTAATAGGATTTGAGCAGAAAGATTTTGGATCTGTAGAGATACTAGCTCTGATAAATTCTGCTTATAAAAAGACTGCTAACTTTAATACTAAGCAATTTGAGGATAAGGAGAAAAAAGATAAGCTGATTAATTTTGTGCTGAGTGGTAAGTCTGATGCTGTAATACTTGAGGAATTTAAAGAGTACAATAAAGAGAATATTGAGTCAGAGATTCAGACTATTAAAGAGGTAATAAAGGTAGATGAGTTTTGGAAATATGATTTTAAAGGTGATGTATTAATAATACCATATCGATTTAAGCTATTTTTAGAAAATCTACAGTACTATAAGTATTATCCTGTAGCTAATACTAAGACTTTTGTATTCATTACTAAGAATGAGAACTTTATTAATCATGTCTCTGAATTTCAGATTAAGGATAGAGTGATGGAGTACCTGGTCCAATCAAATCGCATTCCTGTCTTTGATGCTGTAGCTGAGAAGTCTAAACTATTTACTCCTCAATACCTCAGTATGATAGATACTGCTAATGTAGAGATGGAGAGGGATGGTATTGACTATGGTATGATTTACTATAAAAATTCAGCTGTTAAAGTATTTGCTAAGCACCATGAGATATATGAATACTCAGAGCTAAAAGGGTATGTTTGGAATAATCAGATAATAGATAGAGATTTAATAGATGCTGATCACCATGAGTCAATGTTTAGGTCTTTCATTTGGTTTATCTCAGGGCAGGAGGTAGAGAGATATGATACTATGAAGAGTGTAATAGGTTATATGCTACATTCTTATAAGACCTCAGCTAATAATAAAGCAATCATTCTCAATGATGAAACTATCTCAGACAATCCTAATGGAGGTAGTGGTAAGGGGATTCTAATAAATGCTATTGGTTACATGAAAAAAGTATCTACTATAGATGGTAAGACCTTTGACTCAAATAAATCATTCCCCTATCAGACTGTCTCTTCTGATTGTCAAGTGCTGGCATTTGATGATGTAAGAAAGAACTTTAATTTTGAGAGCTTATTTAGTATAATTACTGAGGGCTTAACTATTGAATACAAAGGTAGAGATGCAATTAAACTACCTGTAAAAGACTCACCTAAAGTATTAATCTCTACTAACTACACTATCAAAGCAGATGGAGGATCATTTAAGAGGAGGATGTTTGAGGTGGAGTTGAGTAGTTACTTTGGTACACATCATACTCCATACGATCAATTTGGCTCTATGCTGTTTGAGGATTGGGATGAGCAGGAATGGGCAAGGTTTGACCATTACATGATTAACTGCTTAAATTATTACTTAGAGAATGGTCTAGTAGAATCTGAGGCTAAGAATTTAGAGCTGAGAAAGTTTATCAATGAGACATCTCAAGATTTTATTGAGTGGGTAGATAATAAGAATCTAGGATTTGATCAGAGATTGAATAAGGTATCAATGTTTGAGAACTTTACTGCAGAATACACTGACCAAAAGAAGCACCTGACAAACAGAACATTCAACAAATGGTGTAAGAAATATGCAGAATACAATGGTAAGGAGTATGTAGATGGATCTAGCAATGGTGCTAGATGGTTTGAGATTAAATCACAAAGAGATCCTGATATATGGGATACAGTAAACTATAATTGATATGAACAAAGAAAACAAGCAACTACTAAAAGCCTTAGAGATTAACTACCTTACACTTAAGCACCCCACCATGCCATACATTACAGCATCTGATTGGAATGATAACTCTGCTAATGCTCTGACTAAATGTATCATTCACTTTCTAACCTACTCAGGCTTTCAAGCTGAGAGAATTAATACAATGGGAGTCTATAGAGAGGGTAAGAAGATACAGGTAGGTGAGAATACTAGACAACTGAAAGGCACTTATACTCCTAGCACAGGAACAAAAGGCTCAGCTGATATATCTGCTACTATTAGAGGTAGATCTGTTAAAATAGAGGTGAAGTATGGTAAGGATAAGCAGTCTGAGGTGCAGAAGAGGTATCAGGAATCAGTAGAAGCTGCAGGAGGTACTTACTTTATTGCTAGAAATTTTGATGAATTTATGATATTTTATTATAATTTTATTGCAGATATAAAATAATTGATTATCTTTACTGAAATTTAAAACTTTATTATGGAAACAAAAACAAAAGCTGTAGTATCAGCACCTGTACTAACTCTGCACCAAAAGCTCCACAAAGCTAAGCAGTTAATCGGCAAAGTAGCTAAGAATGCTACCAATCCCCACTTTAAAAAGTCATATTCTGACATCAATGCCATCACTGAGGCAGTAGAGCCTATCTTATTAGAGAATGGTCTATTATTACTACAGCCTATTCAAGGCAATAGTGTATGCACTCAAATTATCTGTATAGATTCTAATGAGTCTATTGAGTCATGTATGGAATTACCTGCTGGACTTAATCCTCAGCAAGTCGGATCTGCTGTGACTTACTTTAGAAGATATACTCTAAGCAGTATCTTATGCTTACAATCAGTAGATGATGATGCTAATCTAGCTAGTGTACCTGTTAAGGCAACTAAGCCTGCAATCACTAAAGAAAGATTTGATGAGGCATTACTAGCTATTCAGAATGGTAAGTATACTATCCCTCAACTTAAGGAGGCATTTGAGCTAACTGATTTGCAAACTAAAGCACTACTACTGTTATGAAAGTCTACAAAATTTGGTATATAGATACAGTAGAGCCTGATGGTGGCTTTTGGGGTTATTATTTTGAAGATAAGAAAGGATATCTCAGACAGGTTGGATTTGATTATCAAGATGAAAGCGAACTAGATACTTTACAATGGTATATTGATAACGGTTATGAAATACATTTACTATGAAATGGCATCCATCATCACTAGGGAAACTAATGACAGCATCTCGGACTAAGTCTGAGGTGCTATCTGAAACTACTAAGAGCTATATTAGAGCTGTAGCTAAGCAGGACTTTTATGGCTACAATGTAGAGCTGAATAATAAGTATATCAATAAGGGTATAATGCAAGAGAATGATTCCATTGCTCTACTCAACACTGTAAACTTTACTAACTACTCTAAGAACACTGAGAGACTCAATAACGAATGGCTCACAGGTGAAGCTGATATAGTACTAGATGACCGAATTATAGATGTAAAGACATCATGGTCCTTAGAAACGTTCCCTGCTACCTTAGAGGAGGCTGTGAATAAAGATTATGAGTGGCAGCTTCGTGCTTACCTTTTTTTATATGATAAACAATATGCTAGTCTAGTGTATTGCATGGTCACTACTCATCCATCACTATTAAATGAGTGGGAGAACTTATCATTGCATCAGGTAGATCACATAGATGCATCTAAGAGAATCACTACTCTATCATTTGAGAGAGACCTGGAGCTTGAGGAGGAGATAAAGGTCAGACTGCATTACTGCACTGAGTATTATGTGAAGTATATTAATCAATTAAATAATAAATAACATGAGAGTACAATTCTATGAAGCTGCTCTGATTGCAGCCATGCAAGCACTAATACATAACAATCCTGGCATCAGTGCTAAATATGCAGCTAAGAAAGCTGTAGAGTATGCTACTGAGCTAACTATACTAGAGTATGGTGTTTCTAATCCGTTCCCTGACAAAGTAGTATGAACGAAAAAACATTAGCAATAATCTTGGCACTAGTAGTGTATGGATTGATAATAATAGGTATGTATAATTTAATAACAACAATAATATGAATGATTACAAAGTAAAAGGACTTATCAAAGTGATAGGCGAGACAGTACAAGTTACTGAGAAATTCTCTAAGAGAGAGTTAGTAATAACAGTAGAGGATGGTAAATTCCCTCAATACATTAGCTTGCAAGCTACAGGAGAGAGAACATACATACTAGATGCCTGTAAAGTAGGTGATGAGGTAGAAGCATCATTCAATCTGAGAGGTAGAGAGTGGCAGGATAAGCACTTTAACTCTTTAGAGCTATGGAAAATAGAAGTATTAACTGCAGCTGCAGTAGCTCCTGCTCATGTACCTGATCAACCTGGTGATGATCTCCCTTTCTAAAGGGCAGAGCTTAAAAGACTTTATGATTGAAGAGACTAAGTCTAAGCTCACCAACAGATATAAGCTCAGCCATTATGCTGAGGATATAGGAGTCTCTTACTGCTCCATTTGGAGATTCACCAATGGTAAGGCTGTAAATGAGCAGTTTTATCTCAAATGGTGGAAAAATTATCTTAAAAACTAATAACTTTATGGCAGTCTTATGGCTGCCTTTGTTATTTTTACACCCATGACAATAATAACATATATCGCTGTGTCATGGTTTCTAGTAAACTTTGAGCCATTACAGCTGCTAATAGACTCAATCTATAGCAAATTCAAGCCTAGCATTCTAGCAATGTATCTGCATTCATCTGCTACCTGTATGAAATGCGTATCTTTTTGGCTAACATTAATCTGCACCTGGTCATTTATTGAAGCAACTATTGTAGCCTTACTATCGTTTATATTACAGGAATGTTTACTGAAGCTGAGCAAGTAATAATAGAAGAGGTAGCTAGTCTACCTGAGAAAGAGCAATCCTATAAGATTCATCTAGTAAAACTCAAGGCAATAAAGTTAAGAGTGACAGGCATTTATGAGAAAGAATGCTTTTGTAGTAGTGTGAGGAGAAAGATTTGGTATAAGGATTTTAGACAATGGTATGAGACCTATACTTGATCAATACATATCAGCTCACTACAAAGAGATAAGGAAATACACTAACTATTTTCTAGTAAGAATGAAGTCTACTATATCTGCCGATGCAGTAATAAATAACTCTTTTCTTTATTTATGTAATATAGATATAGAGGTTACTGATGTAGGTAAGGTAAAAGCATATCTACTCAACACTATTAAGATGCAGATCCTATGGTCTACATCACTAACTAATAGACAGGAGAGAGTAACAGCTACAGATAGTAAGATGCCTATAGTAATGGATGATGATACTGATCTATGGGATAAGATTAGAGAGGATATGCAGTATCAGGATAACATGGCAGTGATAGAGACTTATAGAGGGAGGATAACAGATAGAATTAAGCTGATAGTGTTCCAATGTTATTTTGACAAAGGATACAGTACAGCTAGAGCAATGGCAGAGTATTTTAAAATCCCTGTTACATCTGCTCACTATTGGATACAAGAGATTAAAAACGATTTAAAAAACTTAAGAGATGAAAATTAAAGATGAATTTATTGGAGTAAAAGTATCTCACAAAGGTAATAATGTAAATGTGTCAACTGAGAATTATACTTTTTGTGAGTCTATAGGTCTAGGCTATATGTTTGAAGAGCCAACAGTATCTGAGCCTAAGGTAATAAAATACAAGGCAATCAAGCCTCCTATCCCTGAGCCTGAGACTGAAATAACTGAAGAAGATGGCACAGAAGCAGAGTAGCATATCATTCGCTAGAAAGCCTAAGGTAAAGAGACCAGGTGTTCATGCTAAGAGTAAAAGCTCTAAGCTGAAATCAAGTAAGAATTATAATAAGAGATATAATAGACAAGGACATGGGTAGAACTAAATTAATAGAAACTCCTGAGAAACTAATGGAGATATTTGAGGAATATAGAGCTTATACTCTAGCTAATCCTAGACATAAATGGGTATTATCACAAAAGACTGCAGAGATGGTAGCAGAGCCTTTGAGAGTGCCTTTGACTAATGAGGGATTTGAGATATTCTGCTATAAAAATTACTCAGATTGTCATCATTATTTTGATAACACTGATAATAGATATTCTGAGTATAGGACTATCTGTTCGTACATAAAGAGAGAAATTAGAAACGATCAAATCAGTGGAGGTATGGTTGGTCAATACAATCCATCCATTACTCAACGATTAAACAACTTAACTGAGAAATCAGACATCACTACAAATGGTCAAGCTATCTCTGAGATCAAAGTGAACATCATTAAGAGTGGAGATAAATAGTACAGTCATATTTGAGAAAAACTATGCAGCTCTCACTGATCCTGCACTAAGATTCATTATCAATGAGGGAGGATCTAGGAGTAGTAAGACCTATTCTCTTTGTCAGATGCTAATAGTCTACTGCTATCAAAATAAGAATAAGGTAGTGTCAATCATCAGAAAGACATTCCCTGCACTGAGAGCTACAGTGATGAGGGACTTTTTAGAGATCATGAAAGACATGGATATCTATGAGGTGACCAATCATAATAAGTCAGAGCATATCTACTCATTCCCTAATGGATCTATAGTAGAGTTTTTTAGTGTAGATGATGAGCAGAAGATAAGAGGTAGGAAGAGAGATGTGGCTTGGTGTAATGAGGCTAATGAGTTATTCTATGATGATTTCACTCAGCTTAATATGAGAACTGAAGATAAGCTAATCTTTGACTATAATCCATCTGAGTCATCCTCCTGGCTCTATGATCTACCTACTGAGGAGAGCATCCTGATTAAGTCTACCTATAGAGACAATCCATTCCTACCTGATAGCATTAAGAAGCAGATAGAGGACTTAAAGAGAACTGATGAGGCAATGTATCAAATCTATGCTCTAGGGGAGAAAGCTATCTCTAAGAGTAACATCTACTCTAATTGGACATTCATAGCTCACAGACCAACTAAATTCGTTAAGTATGTTTATGGCTTAGACTTTGGATATAATCACCCTACAGCTCTAGTCAGAGTCTATTACTGTGACAATGACATCTTCATTGAGAAGATTATCTATGAGAGCTACCTCACCACTACTCAGCTGATAGAGAAGATGGACATACTGAATGTAGATAAGACAATAGAGATCATGGCAGATTACTCAAGACCTGAGATAATTGCCGAGATGAATACTGCAGGCTATGATGTGCATAATGCTAACAAGGTAGTAAAGAAAGGCATAGATAACATTAAGACCTTTGGAGTATTTTGTCAGGAGGATAAGCAGATAATGAAAGAGTATGAGAATTATAAGTGGAAGAAAATAGGTGATCAGATTATGGATGAGCCTGTTAAATTATATGATGATGCTATGGATGCAATCCGATATGCCACCACTTACATAAGGCAGGAGTATTACACTGATGATTCTTACTATTCGTTCTAAACAAAAATGAATCCTAATGTAATATAGTTATGAGTGATACATTAAAACAAATAGCAGATAATCTAGGAGTCACTACAATCAATGGTAACTATCTTAGTGGCATAGCTGATTACTATGGAGTAGATATAACTACATCTAAAGACCTGATGGCTGATATACTTACTGAAGTAGGTGGAAATCCTGCTACATCTACTGACTATCTCCAGGATATAGTTTTAGAGTTAGGAGGCACAGTAACTATTAATGGTAATTGGATGGAAGCATGGGAAGCTATCACAGCTGTACCTGCTTCGCCACCTGTTAATACTGTAGCTCCTGTTTTAAGTTTTACTTTAAGATATGAGGGAGAACTTGTAACTACAGATAATGGTACTTGGGATAACAGCCCTACATCATTTACTTACCAATGGTATAGAGATGCAACTCCTATAAGTGGAGAAACTCTTAATGAGTATACATTAGATGCTGCTGATGCAGATACATATGTAAGTTGTGAAGTAACAGCTATCAATACAGGAGGCAGTGCTACTGAGCCTAGTGATGCTATATATATTTATGACTATGACTATGGTCAAGTATATTACATTGAGCAAGATACTGCTGCTGCTGAATCTATCCTACAAAATCAATTTATGTTAGCTATTAAAGCTGCAGGAGTATGGGCTAAATTAGATGTGCTTTGTGTGTTTAGAGGTAGTGGTGATTTATCAGCCTTAGTAGATTGGAAAAGATTAACTACAGTTACTAACATTGATTGTGGTTTTGATACTACTCAAGGATTTATAGGAGATGCTTCTATCCCTGCATATATTGATACAGGTTTTGTTGCAAATGCAGGAACTAACTATACTCAAAACAACGCATCTAGGTATTTTTTTCCTTATGATTTTATTGGTGAAGGACCTATGGATGGCTCTATTCAAGGTGGTGGAGGTAGTAGAAATAAAATGCTACTAAATGATAGCACAAGCCATAAGATTAATCAAAGTGGTACAGTACCATTATCATCTACCTTTGAATATACTACTACAGTAGAGCCAAAGTCTATACATAGAACAAGTGCTACTGATGTTACCCTATTCAATGGTACTACCTCAGCAAGTAGAACAGCTTTATCTACTGCATTAAGTACAGCTAAGATATTCATATTAAGAGATACTAACGATTATGCAGACCACACTGTAGCAGCTTATGCTACAGGTGCTAGTATGGTAGCTGAGAATACTGCTTTTGTAGCAGCGTGGAATACTTACATAACAGCTCTATAAGATATGGCTTTATTTGATGATGCGAGTTTAGTAGTAACACCTAATGGTTATCAGGTAAGTGTTTTGTATAGTATCAAGCCTACATCAGGTGCAGGAGATATGTCTGTTGATCGTTTAACAACAGCTACAAGGGTAAATAGTGCAGGGCTTATTGAGTCGGTGGCTAACAAAGTCCCTCGCTTAGACTACTCAAACGGTACTTGTCCAAGTTTGTTGGTAGAGCCGCAGAGGACTAATATACTTTTATATTCAGAGCAGTTTGAAAATGCTTATTGGGGTAAATATCAAACTTCTTTAACAGCAAATTCAGTAGTTTCTCCTGATGGAAACACAACAGCAGATACTGTAACTGTAACTACGGGAACGGGCGGGAGTATTTTCCTTCTTTCTCCTCTTACGGGAACATATACCGTTTCAATATTTATGAAAGCGGGAACATCAAGTGTGTCTATAATTGAAATAGCGGGAGTAGGTAATGTTGATGTTAATTTAAGTGCAGGAACTTTTACAACAAGTGGAAGTGTTACGGGTACAATAAAAAGTTTTGGTAGCGGTTGGCATCGTTGTACAGCAACTTTCACGGGTACTTTAGTTCCTTATATTGCTTTTGGAGTTACGGGTACAACAGGGAAAACTATTTACCTTTGGGGAGCTCAAACAGAAGTAGGCTCATACCCAACCTCCTACATCCCCACAACTTCAGCAGCAGTAACACGAAATGCTGACCAAATTAGTAAGACAGGGATAAGTTCTTTGATAGGGCAGACAGAGGGGACTGTGTTTTTAGATTACATTTGGAACAACAATGCAAGTGATGTTGTACTTATGCAAGTTATTGGAAACAATGGTAAGTTTTTTTGGTTTAGAGAAAATGGAGTTCAATTTTATGGAAATGGAACTACTTTACTTTTTGACTATTCACCTGGAAGTGCTACTTATGGTCAAAGATATAAATTAGCATTTGTTTATGGTCAAAATGATTTTCAATTATATAGAGATGGAACTTTATTATCTTCAATAACAAGTGGAACATTTAGTGGTAGTTTTGATGATATTATTTTACCTCCAATTTTATCTGCTCCTTATGATGGTTCAATTAAGCATAATATAATTACGCTATTCCCAACTAAACTAACAAACGCAGAATGTATCTCACTAACAACTTTATAAGATGAACATATATAAACTAAAATACAAGAACAAAGAAACTGCAATGAAAGACCTACTAAAAAAGGGTGTATATGTAGAGACTACTTTCAATGAGGTTACATCTCTAACATACGGCACAGGCATACACGCAGTAGTTGAGATAGGTCAGATAGTTTTAACACCTCCTGTAATAGAAGATATGCAAGTTATAACTGAGGCAACTTATTTAGATGGACATCATTTTGATGTAATGAGTGAGCAGTCTATTAGTTTTGGTAAAGCAGAAATTGAAGTTAATAATCCTAAGCATGAATTTGCAGGATATAATAAATAAATAAGTAATATGCCTAGTACTACTATCATAGCACAGCCTGCTCAGTTAATGCCTGCTTACAATCCTATTAAGTATATCATTAATAATACTAATAAGAATGAGCCAGGCTTCAGATATATCTTTACTATAAATCCTGCTAATGTAGCTACTGCTATAGCTACCTATAAAACTCTCCCTGTATATAGTACAGGATATGGGGAGATGGATATAAGTAAGCTGATGCAGGCATTAGTGACATGGAATTTTGAGCTAGGACCATCTAATATATCATGGTATCAATATGATATAAGTTTAGGCTTTGAGTATATCTCAAATATAAACTATTTTAGCTCACTACAAAATAATAGTGGCAATGTAAGAATCACATACACAGCTCATGGCTTTGTAGCTAATGATCAAATCCTAATTGTGCAATCTGATGGAGGAGTAGCTAATCCAGGAGTAGAGGGATTGCATACAGTACTATCTGCTACTGCTAATAATTTTACCATAAATGCTTTATGGGCTGATGTAACTAATGCAGCTATAGATGGTGAGGTAACCTATGCAGATTTCAGAAAGACCATAACACCTAATGATGTTATCATTCAAGATAGAGAGGTATTTAATGGAGCTTATAACAATCTTATATTTAACACCGGAGGAGTCTTTCCTGTAAATAGTTATCTAGGGGTAACTAGCCCACAAATTGCTCTTACTACTCTTACTCCCAATGATTCTACAGCTAGAGCTTTAATGACACCTGATCAAATCTTCTACTTATTAGCTAGAGTATATATAGGGAGTTATGATCTAATCTATTATGATATTGATGGCAATGCTTTAGGCACTACAAATCATGTCTGTAAAAATGGTCTTTATAACTTTGAAATAAACACTACAGATCATTCTATTACTGAGGATTTCTATGTAGAGATAATATGTAACTTTGGAGCTGAGCCTGTATTCGGTCCTTATTACTTTGCCTATGACAATAGATGTGCAATCAATGATGATGTGCTATACTACCTAGATAGGATGGGATCATGGCAATCCTTTGCATTCCAACTAAAGACCTATGAGAAAGGTCAGATAACTAGAGAGATGTATAATCAGCATGTAGATGGTACAGTGGTATCTACTAAATGGCAGCAGGGAGAGTATGCAATGGGCAATAGAAGTTATAATCCTAATGTAATGATGAGCTTTGATCTTAATACTAATTGGATGGACCAATACAATGCAACTAGATTCCAAGAGCTACTGACATCTCCTCAAGTATTCTATTCTGCTACAGGCATAGATTGTGCTTGTACAGTAGATGCTACAGGATTTGAGAATTTTAGACAGCGTAATAAGAATCTAATAAAGCAATCAGTAAGTATTAAGCTAGCCCTCAATTCTCCAATCAATGGTTAGGATACAACTTAAATTTACTGATGATGCTGTTGTTCTAGTCAATGCTTTCCAAAATAGAGTAGTTAATGATGGCGGTGTATTTGAGGCATTTGATTGCTGTACTAGTATTTTAAAATCTTTAGGGATTAATGGAGTTACAGGAGGCTATTTAGATGTCAAAGATTCTACAGCATTCCCTTTGAACTTTAGCATAGGAGATATTAGAGATATATCTAAGAGAACAGGATCATTCTCTAAGACCATTACTTTAGTAGGCAATAGCAATAATAATAACCTACTTAATCATTACTATGATGTAAACATACAAGCAGGCACTTTTGATATTAATCAGCTCACTAGCTGTGATGTGATCCAGGATGGAATCCCTGTGATGATCAATGCAACTCTTCAGCTTATTAGCATCAAAAAGTCACAGCTTACATCTGCCTATGAGCAGATAGTAGAGTATGAGGTACTAGTGAAAGAGAACAGAGGTACATTCTTTACTGACATCTCTAATAAGTATTTGACTGATATAGACTTCTCAGACTTAGATCATGAGGTAACAGCTCCTATAGTTATATCAACTTTTGACAATACAGTAGCAGATAGCTATAAGTATGTGATGCCATTCAATATAAATGATCAGTATCAATTAAATTGGTTTAAGCCTGCTATCTATGCTAAGGTATACTTTGATAGAATCTTTACTGATGCAGGATATTCTTATGATTGGGCAGATTTACAAGAGGCTAGATTTGATAAGCTACTGATTCCTTACAATGGTGATCAGAATATAATTGATTGGAGTGATGCTAAGGTGGAGGCAGAGAATAGTGGATGGAGTCAAACATGGACCACTCCTTCAAATAATGCAACTGTATCACAGATGACAACTCCTGTAAGATACCCTATTACTACAGGATGGACTGAGACATTAGATCCTAGCAACTTATTTGATCCATCAAATGGTGAGTATAGTACTCCTCAATGGACAGGTGTAAATGCAGGGCAGTCTTATACATGGGAGATGACTGTAAGCTATACATTATCACTTGATGCAAGTAAATCATGTTTTTCACTAGGACCAATTATATTACCTCAATTTCCTCACAGCAATAGTTTTAAATTAGCTTTAAATGTATCTATTGATGGTCATCAAAATGTTAGCTGTATTGGTAGAGAAATTTATGCAGATTATTATAATACTGCTCTACCTGCAGGTGTTACTAGCTTAGGTAGTTTTACTGAGGTATTTACTTTTAGTGCTACATCAGATGGTACAGGATCAATAGATTATAATGATGTACAAATAGCACAAGCTAGGATATTATTAGGTGCCGGTCAGTATAGAATGTGGGTGGATGAGTTTAGTACTATCCCCTTTGCAGCTCCTGAAGTTATCCTAGACATTACATCCATCAACCTAACAATCCGACCATCTGACAATATCCCATTGAACAGTGGTATCACTACTATGAACAGCTTTATCCCTGAGAAGATTAAGCAATCAGATTTCATTAAGAGCATCTTTATGATGTACAATCTTTATGCTACATCTGATCCTCAAAGTGAAACTAATTTAATCCTAATACACAGAGATGAGTATTATGATTCAGGTAAAGCAGTAGATTGGACCAACAAGCTAATGAAAGATAAGGAGCAGTCTATTATCTTTATCCCTGAGCTTAATAATAAAAAGCTAAGACTAACATACAAGGCAGATACTGATTCACCGAATACAGTTTATACAGATGTAACTAAAGAGGTGTATGGTCAGGCAGAGGTAACTTTTGAAAATGAATATGTAAAAGGCATAGATGTCAAAGAGCTTATCTTCTCACCTACTCCTGTACAGCCTACAGTATTTGGTGCATTCCTACCATTACTTAATGGAGCATCTCCTAAGAGTAATATCAGAATCTTATATGATAATGGTGAGGTGGTTGCTCAGAATGTAGTAATTAATCATGGATATGGTGATACAACAGATACAAATGGAGCTTATCCATACCTCTCTCACTTTGGAGGAGCTAGCCCATTTAATCCTGAATTTGATATAAACTTTGCACCATGTCAATACTACTATTATCAGGTAGCTCAGAACACTAATAACAATCTTTACAATTCATATTGGAGGAGAACAGTAGCTCAGATAAATGGTGGTAAGCTATTGACTGCATATTTTCTACTTAATGAGGTAGACATTCAACTAATGGAGCTGAATGATAAGATAAGGATAGACAATTCATGGTGGAGTATTAATAAAGTAATAGATTACAATGCTAACTATTTACAACCTACTAAGGTAGAGCTAATCAGCCTAGAGACTGAAATAGATTTGCCTGCTTTTTTTAGTGGCACTATTCTACCTGTAGGACCAGGTAAAGGTGATCAGACTGTAAGCATCTTAGATGGTTATAATGATGAGACTAATGTAACTACTGACAATAAGAATGCTATAATAATAGGATCAGGTAACACAGTAGGTGATGGACTTAAGACCTTAGTAGTAGGCAATGGTCACAATGTAGATCAAGATGGAGTAGTAACTACTAATCTAACAGTAACAGATAACATAAATGGTAGAGCTGTTAGTGAGATGCTACCTACCTACACTAAATATGTAGCTTTGATAAGTCAAGTTGGTGTCTCAGCACCTACAGTCATAGAGCTTGAGAATAGTATAGGACCTATAGTATGGACTAGAACTGCTGTAGGAAGATATGAGGGTACACTAGCAGGAGCTTTTACTTTAGATAAAACTTATAGTACACTTAGTCAAGTAGCTACTAATAGTATAGCATTAGTATATAGAAATACTGTCAATACTATTAAGATAGAAGTTACCAATTTACATAGCCCTACTGCAGTTTATATAGGCGAGCATTTAATTAAAAACACACTAGAAATCAGAGTATATGAATGAAGTAGTAATCCCCCTTAAGATACAAGGCATAGCTCAGATGAAAGCTGAGTTAAGAGAATTAAAAGGATCTATAGCCAGTGCTACTGATCCTGCACAAATGACTGCACTTGCTCAACAGGCAGGTGTACTCAGTGATAGGATTAAGGATGCTAATGAGGCAGTAGCTGTCTTTGCATCAGGCTCTAAGTTTGAGCAGGTAAGCAATGGACTTGGAGGGATTAAAGACTCGTTAATGTCATTGGACTTTGAAGAGGCAGCAGAGAAGTCTAAGACTTTTGCTACAGCTTTGGGTGCATTGAATAAAGAGGATATTAGTAAGTCATTAAAAGGAATGACTGAGACTGCAGGGACTTTAGGTAAAGCATTCCTAAAACTAGGAGCTCAGATATTAATTAATCCTATATTCTACATTCCTATTATTATTGCTGCTATTGTAGCTGCTATAGCTCTAGTACTTAAATCATTTGGATTATTAGATGATGTTATCAAAGCACTAATGGCACCCATTAATGCACTGATAGCAGGCTTTAAATCTATGACCGATTGGCTAGGACTGACAGCCTATGCAGCTGAAGAGAATGCAGAGAGAACTGCAGCAGCTAATGAGAAAGTAACTAAATCATCTGAGGAAAGAACTGCTAGAGTTACAGGAGACTTAGGTAGAGAGATTGCTGAGGCTAAGGCAGCAGGTGAAGATACTACTAAGCTAGAGGAGGAGTTAAGTAACACTAAAATAAAAGAGGCTAATAAAAGAAAACAATCTGCTAAGGAGGCACTAGATGCTCAAAAGAAATTAGGGGATGATGCTGATCTTAAGAAAATTGAAGATTTAAAAAAGCAAGTAGCTAAAGAAAATGAAATAATAAAGCAAGGCTATAGTGAGAAAATTGTAGCTAAAAATTCTGCTGATAAAAAAGAATCTGATGAGGCTGATAAAAAAGAGAAAGAGGCTAGTGATAAAGCTAAGGTAGCAAGAGAAAAAAGAATAGCCGCAGATAAAGCATCAGAGGTTGATATTGCTGCAGCTGCTAAGGTAGTAGCTGATAGTAAAAAGTCTGCTCAACAAATAGAGCTAGATGATTTAAAGGCAGCCTATACTATTAAGATAGCTGAAGCTGTTAAATATAACAATGATACTACTGCATTATTAGATGCTCAAAAGATTCAGGAGGCAGCTATTGTTAAAAAATATGCAGATGCAACTAAGGCTATTGAGGATGATAAAATAGCTAAGAAAAAAGAAGCTGATGCTAAGGCTATAATAGATGCTATAGCTTTTGAAGATGCTAAATATTTAGAGCTTGTAAGATTAAGAGATGGTCAGGATGAGGCTGATAAATTAAAATTGCAGCAGGAATTTGATGAGAAGACTGCTAAGCTAAAAGAAGATGATGAGCTATTCTTATTATTAAGGAAAGAATTTCAAGATAAGATAAATGCTATAGATAGTAATGCAGCTAAAGTAGCATTTGAAGCTAAAAAAAATATAAGAGCTGCAGAGATAGATGCAGCTAAAGGTCTAGTAACATTATTTGCAGGACTAGCAGAAAAAAATAAGAAAATACAAAAGGCTGCTCTATTAGCTAATGCAGCTTTATCTATAGCTGAGATTATAAATAATACAAATGTAGGAGGATCTAAAGAAGTAGCTACAAAAGGAGTGCTAGGATTAGGTACATCTGCACTATTATATGTTAAAATGGCTACTAGCATAGGTGCAGTAATAGGAGCTACAGCTAAAGGATTATCTGCATTAGGTGGAGGTAGTGTATCTGCACCATCTGACACAGGTGCAGGTGGAGGAGGTGGAGGAGAAACAGCTACAACAGCAGTAGCACCTGCATCAGGTCCTAGTCTATTTGGTCAAGCTAATACAGGAAGTCAAATAAATGCAGGAGGTAACTCTAATCAAAACATAACAGTAACAGCTGTAGTATCAGAAACTGAGATGACAGCTACTCAGCACTTTATAAATAACATTCAACAAAATTCAGTATTATGATAAGCTATCAATCCATAGTAGATAAGATTACTACTTTCTATAACAATCATCTACAGGTTAAAAAAGTAGGCTCAGACTTTAAAGAGCAAATGGGTAACTTTGCAACTATAGATGAGAAGTATCCACTAGTCTATATAGTTCCTACAGGAGTAACTCCTTATGAGAATACTACTACCTTTACATTAGAGATTTATTGCTTTGATATTATACAAATGGATAGAGCTAACATCACTACTATTCTAAGTGATACTCAGCAGATACTCCAGGATCTTTACTTAGAGTTTACATTCTCAGATGACTATGACTTTGATATTGATGGACAGCCTACATTCATCCCATTGAATAATGATCTATTAGATTATGCTGCAGGATGGCAAATGAATTTATCAGTAGTAATAAACTCATGGACCAACTGCCAAGTTCCTGAACAAAATTAGAATCTGATATAATATAGTTATGGCTTATAAGAATACAGGTGAGTTTAATGTAAAGTATCCTACTCGTAGGAGAATGGCTAACATCTTAAAGAGAATCTTAAGGAATGATATTGTAGAGAACAATGGTACACTAGTAGAGTCTATTAGGATTAATGCTAAGGTCACAGGATTCGGTAGCTTAGAGATTGAGATAGTAGCCATGTATTATTTTATCTTTTTAAATAACGGAGCTTTCTTATGGAATGGTGGAGTAATTACTCCTAGAGATTATGTAGCTACTTTTACAAGAGAGTTAGCAGCTGCAGGTATTACTAATGAAATCTATGCTCAATATATTGAATGGATTTCTCAGAACTATCCTATCTTAGAGGTAGCTGATATATTAGAAAGTGATCAGAAATTGACTTATACATTCTATGCACTAGATCCTCCTGCAGGATTTACTCCTAACTATCCATTAACTGTCTAAGGTCTTTTTCATTCCTAAGATATTAAAGACTAACACCACTGACATATTAAGGATGTCATTGAACTTACTTAGATCATCATTACATAGAGCCATAATAGTAGATTCCCATGCAAATTTCTGCTTCTCCTGTTCTCTCTTTTGTTCTTTAATCTCTTCAGCATCCTCTAAAACCTCATCATCAGGTACTACATCTACCAATAGATTAGTATAGGTATTAGTAAAATTCTCTCTATACTTTAAATACTCAGGTATCAATCCATAAACATCAGTAATGGGATAGCTTAAATACCAATCTAGTCTATCTCTAGGACTATAATCATAAGGCTCTATAATATCATCACCATAAACGTTTTTAGATGTTCTCCTGTAGAGTAATGCTAAGATATGGCAGAAATTATCTAGGTAGTTATTAGAGAAGTAATACTCTAAGTCTATAAACTCTCCTAGAGTGAGCTTACTGAATGGCTTGAGTACATACTTATCTAGCTTATTCTTATACCTCCTAGATGGATCAGACTGTATCCATTTTATCTGACTAGTCAATTCACTTAGCTCATCTATATCTAACTCCTCAAATTCTGATATATCGCTATCTGTTAAAGCAGAAAGTACATCAATTTGATAGTTGAACATTCCATCTTCACTGCTCAGACTCCTGATCTCCAGGAACTGCTCCACTGATATCTGATTCCAATTCTTTGGTAACTTGAGATTCTGCATGGTTAGTGATTTTGTATGTTACAAAGGTAAGGTAAGGGATAGATATATCTGCTTTTAGTTTACTAAATAATTTAGCTTTATGTTTTAGATGTGCAGGATCATAATGCTCATTGTTGGTCAAATCAGTTCGCTTGAACATTAGAGCCATGATATCTGAGATATATTCTTTATTATCTTTTTTAACAATCTTTTCAACAATCCGAGAATCTTTTACTGATAGCTTCATCTCAGCCTTATAAGTATAGCCCTCTAACTCTATCTCTTCAACTGTATCTTTTTTAGTATAGTTATCCTTATTAAACAACTTTACATTCTCTAAGAACAAATCAAAGTCTACATCCATCTCCTCCTCAGTGACTCCTAGATACTCAAAGACTTTACAATGTTTTTCAAGAGTATCATACTCATCACTGTTATGGATAGCAGATATCTTTTGGAACTGCTCCAATGTTAATTCATCCATCTTAGATGGGATTTCTTTACCGAAAATGTTTATCATAATTTCTAATTTTTGAACAAATATAAAAAAAATATAATATAGTTATGACTAAAGATATTCCAATCTATAAAATTACTATAGATCCTGAGTACTCAGATGGTGAAGA